TAACCTGTTGAATTTTAGACAATCTTTCAAGGGCAGCAATAACATTGCATTTGTTCTGAAATAAAAATTTCATGGCTCGATAATATAATTTTTCATCTTGATCCATGAAATCAGGTCTAAAGTTCTCTGCAATAGAAGAGAACATTCTTTTCTTTACAAACACAGTAGCATTAGGTTCTTGAAATAAAACTTCAAATTGTTTTGGATCAGCATTGTATGGATCAGTTCTTAAATAACCCTCTTCAATGTACCTGCGTTCTGATGATTGATCGAATTTAGACGCAAAATCGCCTAAAGAACCATATTTGGTATTCTGTCCAAAAACTACAGTATCCAAAGTATGATTATTGTTTTCACCAGCAAAAAATTGGCTATTAATTGCTCCTGCTAAATCGCCTAAAAAACCCATTGTTAAAACCCTGAATTGACACTTCCAGAAAATGATGGAGGTGTAGTATATTGGCTTGGACCATTTGTTGCACTCTTTGCCCAAGGAAAGTAATTAACTCTATATCCTCTTCTTTGAGTTGCAATAAATGTCATTTGATATTCCATTAAGAAATTTTCTGACTTCTCATTAACAGTCATGTTTTCAAAATATCCTCTGTATGCCCAACCATTATAATACATTTCTACAGTAAATGCTTGTTGTGCCAAAGAGGGAATATTTTGTGCAGCCAAATTACCGTTAGGAGAACTTGTGCCCAAAAGACCGCCAATGGCTCCACCGATAGCTCCACCAACCGAACCACCGATAGCCTCACCTACATTAGAAAATACATTAGATAAAGCATTTGCAGAATTGTTTGCGGCTAAAGTTAAACCAGTAGCGTCAAAAGCATATTGTTCAGCTCTATATATTTCATACAAAACATTAATACCTTCAATGCCTGAACTACCTGTGGTACCAGAAATATTGATTATGTCTAAGTCTTCTCCCCAATACTGAAGAGTATAGCCGCCTTTAGTTCGATCTTTGTTAATTAATTTTCTATGAGTATAACTGATAGAAGATGGATTAACAAACATTCTTACTATTCCAAATTGAGGAACAAACCAAGTAATAATGTTTCTCTTAAGTTGAGAGTTTCTATATGTTTCAACTTTGCTGGAAGGCAAACCAGTACCATCTGGCGAGTATGTGGCTGGCAAAAGAAAACCATCAGATTTGAATTGACTTGCTTGATCAGCATTTAATGGCAAAGCGCCATTCAATGCACCTTGAACAGAATTAATACCATTGATTACATCAGCTAATGCCATATTTAAGTCCTCATACCTACAGGGTTAACTGAGGCTGCTTGAGATCCACCGTCAATTTCTTTCTTGCACTTGATACAATATCCATTTACATGTACTGTTAATTCGCCCAGCTTGGCAGGTGCAGATGGCGCCATATCCATTCTTGCTCCTGGACTTCCTGATGAGCCAGGTACATTGATTCTTTGTCTACCAGCATCTAAAACACCAGTTGCCTTACCAGCAGCGTTACCAACTACACCAGAAGAAGAATAGTTATTATTTAAAATCTTGTCCCTTTCAATATCTTCTTTTAATTTTAATTCTTGAGATTTATTGCTTTTATTATTAACACCAATAGCTTTCTTCAAAGCATCAATGGGTGCCTGCAAACTTTGCGGAATATCTCCAAATAACTTATAAAATTCCATAACAGAAGATGCTGCTCTCTTACCTGCATCAGCCATTGGAGCCCTAGTTTTGATGTCTCTGGCGTAATCCTGAGCTATGTTACCACCTTCTACTCCAGAGGTAGTCATGAATTGAGTTAAGTTGCCTTTAGATTTTCTCTGAGCCTCAGATAATTGACCTTGTTGTCCCATGCTGGCTGTCATACCTTGTTGCATGAATCCCAAATTAGATACATCTGCTATACTTCTGCCACCTTCCAAGATGCCACGAATTCTACTTAATTCAGTATAAGATTTTTCTTGTATTGCAGTGCCTTTATCAACTGATTCTTGTACTACACCACCTGACAAATCTGTGGTTGTAACTCTTCCTTCTTGCTTTGCTTTGAATCCTTCTAAAATTCTCATAGCCTCTTGATCAGTTCTGGCAAATTGACCCATGGGTCCCTGTCTAAGAGACATCATTTGTTTAGTCATTTGTGCCGCAGCTTGTGGACTTTTAGCAGCTTCATCCAAGGAAACAATTTGTCCAAATTGTTTCTGCATTTGAGTTCTAACCTTCTCAAATACTTGATCCATTTTACCTTCACGAAGCATTTTTTCTATTTGAAATCCACCCATAAGACCACCGGGACCACCAGTTTGAGCAGACAAAAATGACTTTTGAGCTATGTTCAAATTAGCCACCGCATGAGTCATATTAGTTACTACATCTACAGCTGCATCACCACTTAATCCAGTAGACTTCAAAGCACCAACATAGTTATTTAAGATTCTAGCTGATGCCTCAGCTTCATTACCAAACATCTTAAAAACATTAGCCGTACCTCTCAATGAATCTCTGATAACATCTAAATTAGTACCAAATTTATTGCTGACCTCGCCCATACGAGCAGTGAATTTTAAAGCATCTTCACCTGTTAAATTGTAATCTTTGAAAGCAACTTTCAAATCATCAATTACATCAGCATAAGAACGACCAGTACCAGTCGCTAATTTAATAGTAGCAGTCAACATACTAATAGACTCAGAGGCACTTCCACTGCTTTTCACATTTGATTCTAAAGCCTTAGGAATTGTTCCAAGTTGAGCATAATAACTTTCTATTACTTCTGGTGCTAAACCAGTAGTTTTAACAGCGTTAGCTACTAATGCAGTCTGCTTTTCTAGCAATATATTTAAATTTTCTAAATTTGGTCCAGCAGCTTGAAATACTTGTGATAGATTGCCAGTTCTAGCAGATAATTGAATGTATGCATTTTGTACTCTCAATGCATTATCAGCACTTTGAGCCAAATTAAGTACAAAGTTTTTAACAGCAGAGATGCCTTGTTTAATTACTGCTTCTGGAACCATTTTTCCAAATGATTGTTGTGCAAAATTAACTAGCTGTCCAATTCCACTTTTAGCATCAGTAAAAGTAGATGTTAAATACTCTATTTGACTAGTAAGTGTACTGAGATTATTGGTATCTATATTATGAAGGTTTTGAAAAGATTCTCTGGTTCCTAATACAGCCGCACTTAATAAACCAAACTGAGTAGTTTGTTTTTCAGTAAGAGCCATAGATTTGTTAAGAGAAATTCCATAGTCAGTTAAAGTATTATTAAAAGCACCTAAAGCATCTTTAGCACCTAAAGCGAAATTGCCTAAATTATTCAGTTTATCACCTGAATTTTTAGATGCCACCGATAAAGCATCAAGAGCTTGTGCAGTTTTATTAGCAGCATCCGTTGTGTTATTTAGATCTGTAGATGTTGGGTTATCATTAACCATTTATTATCCTTGTTTCACTGGACGGCGCTTCTTTCTTTTTACCTGCTTAATGTCCTTTTGTTTTTCTAATTGTTCGTTGATTTCTTTAACCATTCTGGTAGATTCTTCAAACTCTTCATCAGTAGAAGTATGAACATTACCATCTCCCAATAACTGCTTAACAGCTTCTGGATTCCAGAATGATGCTAATAGATATGCGTGATTTTTAGCTAGTTCAGCCTGTTCATTCTGATCTGCTAACCAGTTTTCATACATCCACATTTTTTGAACCGGATCCATATCTACTATTCTAGGATCATCTGGGGTAGTCTTAAAAATCTCTTTACACAAATACCATGCAAAGCGATGATCCGATTCATGTATTATTTTTTTAAGTCGTCAATTATCTCCCTTGCTTCCATTTCATTTCTTATGGAATACTTGTTTCTAGCTACTTCTGCCATCTTCAAATATTCATCATACAATCTATTAAGCAAAGGCTCATGTAATTCATCAATAAATGATAATTTCATTTCTAGATCATCTGAACCAACAAATTGAGAGAAATTAACACCCGCAATTTCCACTAAAGAACGAGCTAAAAATTGTCTTCTAACTTCAAAAGGAGACTGTACAGTTCCATCGAATTCAGAGGCTGCCATAATGGCTTCTCTCATTGACTTGCCTGGCAAAGTTTGTAAAACAAAGACATTTCCATCAATATTTACATCATGCGTAGTGCGAGTCATATTAAGAAGCATTTCAAGTCTTCTTTTAGCACCCTCATTTAATTTTTCTTTTCCAGAAATTTTAGCTTTTCTAGCCTCTCTAAATTCTCTTTCAAGTTCAGCAGGATCTCTTTCTGATTCTTGCATTCTATGTTGAAAATTTTGAATATCCGTATCATCCAAAGGCGGTAATGCCGCTCTTCTTCTAACTATCGGATTTACCACATTTTCAGGTGTTAATCCACTTTCATCTGGAATATCAATTTCTCTCATTCCAGAACCACCAAACTTCTTATTTCCTAAAGGGCTATCAAAACCAGGCATTATAAACTCCACAAAAAAAACTATCCTATAACTGAATATATCAATTACAGGATAGTTTTAGCTAACTAGGGATTTATGATAGCTTATATTAGAACAAGTTGCCTGATGAACCGATATCAATCAAACCAGAAGCGTCAAGAGATCCTCTTCTGCCGTTAGAACCAGTATCAGTAAGTTGTTCGATGTTAACAATACCATCGCCGCTGGTGATATTAAGAATTCCGTTTGGACCTGCGCCCATGTGTAGAATTCCTCTTTCTCCACCAACTGCGGCAGGAACGCCTCCTGGAATTGGAGAAGAGCCGCCATTAAGTATACTGAAGATATTTTCAGCTTCCCACTGCATAGAATCAGTAATGATCCAATCATTAGCCTGATAAGTGTAATCTAAACCAGAAATCCAAACATTCTTAATAACAGTGGATATTTGACTGCCTTGATCTCTTTTTTGTTTATCTAGAATGACAATATCAAACGGATAAACTTGTGAGGCGGCATGTAAAAATCCCCTGCTAAATGCTTCGGTTATCCTTAATCTATCAAATCTAATTCTTTGGCAAGTTCCAGTAATGTTAGTGGAACTTATTGGTGCAGAATCAATATGACCGTCAGTTCCAACTTCATCAACCATTTTGATTTGTCTCTTTTCAGAGATAGCCATAGATTGAATTGCCCCAACAGCAGTATTGTTGACCAAAATGATTATATTTGTTGATAAGGCTGTACTGGTCTTATTAACACCATTCGGTAGTGTTAACGTAGAACTAGTATTTGGTGCTGTAGCCATTTATATCTCCCTAATTATATTTGTCCGACACTTACTTTGATGTAAATGAAGTTGACTGGATAGCTTGGTTGTACTCTTACAGAAATATTCCATTGTGTTGGATCTACATCATCTTGTACTACGCTTAGATCGGCGTAGTTAGTGATTAATCCTTGAGAAACCAAAGAGTTTAACAAGATAACTGCGCGAGTATTCAATACTGCTCCAGTGTTTTTATCTTGTGGTAAACCAATGTAACCAGCAAAACCAGCTCTTAATGTCTTGGCAACTCTGTCTCTAATGAATACAATAGAGATTTCTTGTTCTTCAACAAAACCACTTTGAGAAGTGGTCAATCCCCAGATTACTCTACCTCCACCAGCGACTGGTTGTAAGGTACAAACTCCAGCTGCTGCCAATTGTTCAAGTGTTGCTGTAGAAAGTGTCTTGTTTCTTAGAATTGTGAATCCAGATAACACTTTATTGGTTAAAGGATTTTGGATTTGCACATCTGCTGATTCATATCCGGCGGCGGCGGCTGCAAGATAGAATCCGTCAATTAAGACATTATCTGCACCGGCTTGTACCACAATTTGATCAGGATAGAAATACACACATCTATATGTATTGCCGAAAGCATTTGATACTGAATAGTTGGCAAGATCTTCTACGTTTCCAGCTAACACATCAGTAATAGTTTCTCCTTGAATTCCTTCTAGAGTACCTATGTCTTCAACTGCGGCAGGTTTAGTTCCAATTAAGTTTTCAGGCAATAATCCATTGATTGCCCCAATAAACAATACTCTTTCTTTCTTGTTACGAATATTGCTCATGGATTTGCAATGTGATAATGCATTCTGAAAAATAACAGAGATAGTTTGTTTTGGTAGTGGCACCAAAATGTCACATTCTACTACTTCTAGAGAGGCTAGAGCATTAATCCATCCAGCATCATAGAAAGATGCTTCTTTTTCATCAACTATAGTAACTCTTAATCCATATCCCATTGGGACTACGTTATGATTAATGACTATATAGTTACTAACACTTGATGAATCCAATACTTCATATCTTACACCAATTTCATTAACAAGTGTTTTGCTAATTGTAATAGTATTTGTTAAGCTATCATATCCGGTAATATCATACAAACCGTTGTTATCTGCTGATCCATTAATTTGTAATCTACGAGTAAGTATACTGGTAATTGTACTAAAATCTACCGCTGAAGAATTCAAAGTTGCCGTGGCTGTACCTATTAAATTAACCAAAGTTCCATCAACACCAGAGCCACCGCTAATTGGAAGTCCAGTAGAAATATCAATTACTTCAAAAGTAACTGAAGACTCCGTGACGAAATCAGGGAATGTTTCATGAGTTACATACAATTGCCCATTACTTACGGCGTCAATAGTATAAGTACCAATATTGGCAACATTTACAGCATCAATAACTTTTAAGGTTTTTCCAACATGATAAGAATCAAATATAATAGATGCTCCGAACACACCTTTATCAAGGAAGGCGGGATTTCTACCAACATATCCATCTTCTCCGGTTGCCATAATTGCCAAACTTTCTTTGACAGTATAGAAATATGAGAAACCTGCTGGGGCTGAAGTATCATCAAAAATGAATTGATCAGTGGTTGGATTACCAGATGTATCCAAAGTATAAAAATCCAATTTATTAGGAAGAATCTGATTTTCTACATTGGTAGAATTATTCTTAACAAAGAAATGGATATTAGAATCAAAATCTGGAGTTACACCTAATGGTAGCGGGAAAATAAAATCATCCCCATTCAACGAAGCAGCATTTACTGCTTCTTCCAAAATGTAAGAACGTCTTGTTGGCATTGGAGGAGCAGCTTGAACTGTAATCAAAGTTGGAGCATTATTAGCATAAGCTAATTGGGCGCCCAAAGCCAAATTATTAGTCAAACTTGGGAAACCATGTCTGGTAACTACATCTCCCATACCTTGAGTTAAAACAGGATCATTCAAGAAAGTAGATGGAATGTAATTTGCAGTTAAAGAATCACTTCTAACTAATACTCCGCTACTAATTTTAACAGTGAATGCGTCGCCCTCTCTAAATGGAGAGGTAACTACAGACATAACTTGAGTTTCTGAAATAGAGAATCTTAATATGCCGTTACTAACAAGTTGGTCATTAGCAACCCAAATAATTGGATTACCATTTGCATCAAGTTTAGATCCAGAAATAGAACCAATAGCTAAGAACTTAGCAGTTCCAGCAATTGGTTGATTCAAAACGTTTCTTTGAACAGATACGCATCTAATAGTCCAAATCTCTGGTGGAGCATTTGAGTCAACCAAAGATAAGTTATTGACTGTTCCCAAACCAACGTTAGTAGATAGTGGAATATAAAAAGCGCCTCCCTGATCTACAAGGTGTGCTTTTTGTAATTCAACTTTTCCAGAAGAAATATCAATTCTATAATCATAGTTATTGCTAAATGGGTTAGAATCAATAAGAGATTCTAAACCAACTAGTGGAATACCATTTTTGAAAATTCTTGTTCTGTTAGAAATTAATGGGAAGTTTGATAGTTGAAAATGTCTACCGTCAGCGCCAGATGTAGATGAGTAGGAAGAATTCAAACCATCGCTACCACCACCATTTGCTTGTGATACGAGCGTTTCATCAGTTGAACCTTCACCTATCATAGCGGCAACACGTGATCCTCCAGGAATTGACGTTCCACGTGATTGAGTAATTACGTCAGTTGTTACTCCTGGTATTAAACCAGCTCCCCCAGGTTGATTTGCCATTATTTTTCTCCTCTAAAGATTTCTTCTATTGCTTTCGTAGAGCGATTCAACATAATCGAAGTCCTATACATTTTTGTAGATTGTATCATTAAAATGTATTAATATTCCTATCAAAGCGGATATATTAGTGAGTTTTGTCTATTTATCAAGGCAACAAAATTTATAGATTTGTACCACATAAATCATTTGATTTATAATTCTAGCAATAAATCTGTGATGCTGACTGAGGTATTGATAGTCAAATTAGCAGCAGGAGGACTATTGGGATTTGATAAATTAGCAAAATTTATGGTAAATAAAATGGTATCAACCACACTGTCAACTGGTATTTCTCTACGCCATTCCGTTCTTATATCTAATGTTAAAGTTTGCCTAAATAACTTATCATTTCTATCATCTGTTTCAGAAGGGGCGCTAATATTTATTGGTTTAACTATAACTCCAACATCAACTAAAGTATCAAAATTGATTTCAGTAAAACACATAGCTATTAATTCAGATAGATCATCTCTTGATCTTAAACTTCTAGTCATAACATCAATTATTATCGATCCTTCCCATGCTCCTGCTGTAATGAAATATTTTGGTTTATGAATTACTTTTTGATTCCCATAGCCATCTTCAAATATCATGCTTTCATATTGAATACCGCTTTGATCTCTATTAATAGAAATAGGTACATATCTACTGCCACCACTTTTAACCAAAATAGCAGGATAATAAATACCATCATATCTATAGTTTTCTCCAATAAACACACGAGTACTAAGATTTAGAGTATTATTTAGAGAAGGTTGCGCACCAAATCCAGAAGGCAAATTTGCCCCAGGTGGAAGATCAGTATGATCAGTTGTATTAGCAAACCCCCACTGATCTTTAGAATAATGGTAATAACTATCTTTAGAAAAAAAATCTTTCAAAGTAGAGATTATTATTTCTTTTGGATAAACAAGCATTGAAGCCTGTATGATATTATGTAGTGGAAACAAATCACTTTTGAAAAAATTACCAGAACTCATAAATTACTGCCTTACCAACGATACTTAATAGTTATAGGAGATAATGAAACTGTAATAGTAGAAACTGCATCTTCTTGTGATGTAATAATATATAAACCTACATCATGCGTACCAGTATTTATAAAATTGTTGAAAGGAGAAATAACATTTGGAGAAGTAGAGTCTGAAATTTCCAATGTATATGGTCCAACAGAAGTTGTAAAATCACCAGATGGAGATTGGTTTAAAATTAAATTAGTTGTTGAGTTTGATTTATATAATACAGATTGAACGAATCCTGTTGTCGCAAATACACGATCTGATGCTATTGTGAAAGTTACGTATGTAACAAAAGTATTAATTGGAAGTATCGATGATAATGGCAAATTCCATTCATAATTTATTCTTCCAGAAACTGTTGGTCCTATGTATTTTGATTTCACACTATCAAGATCGCCCGGTCCTGTAGAATTAACAGAAATAGAAAATCCGGCGGGAGTATCTCCAGCAATGACTCTGGATGAGCCAGCTAAACTAAATCTTTGTGACCCTTGATTAGAACACAAATATAAAGTATTAGTTTGATTTATGTTTCTTTCTACAATCCATCTTGTCGTATTAACTGATGTGTTTGTTAAGTTAACTAATAATTCATTATTGTCTACTTCATTAGTATATGGACTATCAAAAAAATTCTCAGTAACTATTCCGTTTGATCCCGCGCCATCCCACAATGTTGAATCATAATTTTCAAAAGCAATGTACGCAAAAATACTCTTAGTGTTTCTATAAATTTTATTGTGTGTTACAATATTATCATTTCCACCCAATAAAATTAATTTTCCTTGATTAAAGGTTTCAGAAACACCCTTTAAAATATTATTATGTATATTACATGATGATTGAGAATAAATATATCCCAAACTATAATTGTAACTAATAGGAGATGAAGAGAAATACTTCCAATAACCTGTATTAGTTGTATTGTTACTAATTATACAAGAAGAATTATTTCCTTCTCCAGGATTTTGAGAGTTAGAAGCCGTATGTTTGTTAGATCCAATAAATATAGCATAGTTGGCAAAAATAGCCGACGTATCTATTCCAAAATTAGATAAATAGTTAATATCATATGAAGAAAGAGTATTGTTTATAATCTTCAAAGAACTGTTATCTTCATATGAAATGCCTGAAAAAATCCAATTGATAGTATTGTTGTTAATAGAAACATGACCAGTAGCATAACTTACACTATTAGTACTAACACCAAGTACCAATTTATCAAGTAAGAAATGTTTTCCCTTACTATCTACATTAACAATAAGATGACAGTTATTACTGTTAATATTTAAACCGAATTCTCTTTCAGTTAATTGATTGACATTAGGATCCACATTTGTATACTTAGCTCCTGATGATACCCAATATCCAATACTTCCGCAAATATTTTTTTCAATATGACAGTTTTGACATGATATACCTGGATATACCATATTACTATTTGAATCAAATTTTGAAGTTATAATGATTGATTGATTTCTATTACAAATGTTATTTGTAATATTGGCATTTAATAATATTGGTTGTTGATTTTTTGTAGTATTAAACAGTGAAAAAGGAGTAGTGTTTATAATAGATATAGCTGCCCTATAATCATCTGTTGAAGGACCTACAATAGACAAATTGTTAAACTTACAATTTGTAATATTAACATTTTTCAATATAGCTGAATTATATGATAACTCAAAATTTATGAAACTATATCTGTTATTTGTATTAGATGATGGATTATAGTTAAAAACTACATTATTTATATCAATATCACTTAGTAATCCGCTTATATTTGAATATATATATCCTTGACCACTATTAACCAAATTAGAAGAATCATATGCAATTCCATTATAAGAATCTGCACTTGGATTATATGTTGATGTTACATTAGAATTATACAATTTTATATTGCTAGATGTAGAGATATCTAAACATTTATTAAAATTACCAGAGAGGCTGGAATCTATTATTGTAATATAGTTGCTGTTAGTTAATGTAAATACATTTCCTGGTGTTATTGTGCCTGGCACAATAACATAATTTGTAACTATATTGGTATTGTCTAGTTTAAAATTACTAGAATTGTTTAACTTAAATACTGATCCTCTAAATACAAAACCACTTCCAAAAGCAGAAGTATATTGAGCAGTTATATTGCAATTTCTTATTGTAATATTTGTGCCCCCACTTATATTAAAAATGATGTTGCTAGCAGGAGATGAAGCTGGAACATTAATTGTGATGTCGCAATTTTCTATTAAAATATTTTGACAATTTGAATTGAAAAATACATAGTCATTAAAAATGATATCACAGTTTTTTATATTTACATTTGAGCCAAACGTAACTATATTATTAAATGTTAATAATGCATCTTTTTCACCATCAATAATAACGGTATTAGCAAAATCTAATGTAGTTGGCGAACTAATAGTTCCACTAGTTCCATTAGCACCTTTTACAATTGCTAAGCTATTAAATTGATTGTTATATTTGATCCAATTAAATATTGACTCTATATTTTTGAAATTTCCTTGTGCTTCTGCAGAAGTTAATTTCAATGGCAAATTACTATCTGCATCATTAACATATTTTCTAACATCTGTTAATGATAAAGAGATTGTTGCGGGCACTACAAGTGTTGAAACAGTAGATGATACAATGTAAAGAGGTGTTAAATCTTTTCTCTTATTAACAACATTTGAAAAAGTAGTAGCATCTAAATTATAGTTTAATCCATTAGCAGCATTAAATGCTTTAAATAATCTTGTAGAATCATCAGGCGTGCCTAATGAACTATCAAAATCTAATAATGGTATTGGTTGATATTCTCCCTTATCATTTGCACATAACAACCAATTCACATCATGCAAAAAACCAAAATTTTCTTTAATTATAGGAATATTAACTGTTTCATTATTTAATGGAATTATTTTTCCATTAACTAATACAACTCCGCCATTCAAATAAATTTGATCATTATTAGGATTAGTTATTGTATCTTTATCTTGGAGATCGAATCCTCTAATAACACCATTAGTATGTAATAATTTTTCTGGCAGAGATATGAAATTTAAAGCCGATGTACTTAAATCTTTTTCACTTATATTTCCAAATTGTCTCTCATCTTTTATGAAATTAACTGTGTTATTTGTATCATTAAGTTGACACGTGCCAATTAACATTATTTCTTCATCTAATGAAAGGGTAGGAAATAATTGAAAATCAATAAATTGATTACTAAAATCAGACACAACAGTGTTTATGTCAAAAATAACATCAATGAAATCTATATTTGTTTCATCATAAAATCTGGTTACTTGACCTTTTTTACCAGTAGTTATTGGTCCATTATGAGATAAGGTAATGCCATCATATGAAGCTAAGTTTCCAACATATGTTCCTGTAGCATCATTGTAACTTATCATATTTAAGGTTATTTTATTTACTGATCCAAATTGATAACCTCTTAATTTAGAAGATATTTTTACTATGTTTAATTTGATTAGTTCTGAAAATGTTAATAATGGTATACCGTTTATAGTAGTAGAAGAGCCCGCTCCAATCCTACCTCTTTCATGTGTAAATGTATGTCCATTTTGGTCTATATAAACTTCGAAAAATCTTTTGAATGGAGATACATTAGTGAAATCTGTGGCACTTTCTTTATTAAATGACACGGAGTCTGAATTAAAATAAAGTGCTACTTTACCACCAATTGCTAATGTTGGAGATGGAGATATACCAGTTGCATGTACAGCATCGTATACAGTAATATCTGTATACGCATCTGCTGGAGTTGGACATGGATTAAGGAACGTTATATTTTCTATTATAAATCTGCCGTAATCTACCAAGTTGCCTTCGCCCGCTGATTGAACAACTACTGTCTTTCCTGCTTTTAAATTAGAAGTAGATAAATCTAATAATACGCGATAAGTAACTTGTACTCTTCCACTAGGTCCAGGAAATATATTTACATTATGAACTGTGGCGTCCCAATAACCATCACCATAAGTATCTAATAATTGATTTACTTCTAAAGTTAATTTTTCTTTTTCAATACCATTAACATAATAATTATTTCTTTTTAGTGGTAAAAAGATTTTAGTTGGAAGTAATGCTGCTTCCGCTGATCCATAAGAACTTTGGTATGGAGGGCTAGCATAATTAGATCCATTAGTCCCAAAACCCAATGCGTCTATAGCAGAAGTGCCGGCATCAGGAAAAACATCAACAACATTTTTTTGAAAATTAACGCTAGTTTCTACTTCATCATATGTTCCATCAGAAGCAACAATGCCGCTTAAAATGGAAAATCCTGAATTTCCATAAGAATCAGCCAACATAATTCCAAATTCACCTTGATATGAGAAGGCGATAAATCTATAATTGTAACCAACTTTTCTAAATGAATTATTAGTTGCTTCTACTACTGATTCTAAAGTGTATTGTCCTGGAGTTGTTCCTCTATTTCCAGTTACATCAATTGCTGGTAAAATCGTATAACCATCCGCAGGAGATCCAGTTGGATATAAAGCAAGATATAAGAAATAATGTGTTCCATTTAATTGATCTGGATTAAATCCTATTCCTAATGCTTGTGCACCACGTGGATTTCCAACTATTAAACTAGGAACTTCGGAAAAAGTATTATTAGCAGGAGCTACTGCCAATACACCATATTTATTATTATTGAATAATGGTTTATCTATTCTAGCTACTGCATTAACAGAATAAAATAAATTTTTACCATTTATTCGAACAATATATTTTTTATTACCACCACTTTGTATATACTTTTTTTCTTTGATAATAAATTGTACTTCAACAGATCCATAATTAATTCTAAGTACATCTCCTATTTTGACTAATGCAAATTTTTCATCAAATGAATTAGAGCTTATATCACCTGCTGATGGTTTAAACTCTATAATGTCATCTCCAAAATTAATATCATCAAAAGGCGAGCTATTAATGCCAGTATTTAAAAGATATGCGATAACAGGTGTGTTTGGAATAACTGGAGCGCCATATCCATCATTAATTAGACTTGTAGATCTTGATGATCTGGAAATACCATTGGAATACAAATTTTGCATTCTTGTACCAAGTAAAAATATACTGGAACTATCAATAAAATCCGCAAACTTCTGTAAATCAACAGCTGTTTGAGGTATGACGGCGAATCTACTTGTATTTAACCAAATTCCACTAGAAGTATGTCCATAATTAGAAGGATAAGTAGATCCATCTATTGTAGTAATCAATTGTACATTATTTTCAACTGAACCATCTGCAAGCTGATGGTGCAAAAATTCATTATTAATGTCATTGATTAAAGTATAAGAATCATGATTGTCTCTTAAAGCATTGAATTTGTTTTTTAAATATTGATTTGGATCATTGCTTACATCTATTTGATTTAAAGTGTGTCTATAGATGGCTCCCAAAAGATGTGGCTCTAACTTTATTCCTGTTAGTGAAATCCATCCGAAACTGGTATTTATACTATTAGATAAATCTTGAATGTAATTGAATAGATCTTGAGTTCTGTGATCTAATTTCAATTTAGATTCTGGTATTTCGGCAGAATTAGAAATTTGATCGTTAGTGATTGGTAAGGTAACTAATCCTAAACTAGCAATGGCAGAAGGTTTAACTGTGCCATCAGGCTCTAATGAGATACCTAATCTTTCAGAAATAGAACCTGTAGTACCAGCGCCACCTAAACCCAAGTACTGTTCTACATTGAACATTGCATCACGCAATGCATTAATAGCTTCAGCCCCCAAATCCTGAATATTATCATTGATTGGAGGTAAAGTTGTATCATCATCAAAATCGTTTGGGAAATTACTCATTTTATCACCGTATAAATATAACTTAACTTATTCTTTATTGATTGATTCGCCAACGCGTTTAATTAAAGCGTCTGCGGTTGGATCTTCAACAGGAATAGTTCCTGGAGGCAAAGAGGCAACTAATTTTTGATTGAAAAGAGCTTTTACTATTCTATACAATAAAGTTGATAATAAACCAGCTACCAAACCAAATACAAATCTACCACCGGTTGCAGAGATACCTTCTGGATAAGGATATCCTTTGATGAAAACTGTAGAAACAGAACCTAAAACTACTGGCATAATTGGTAATATCAAATCATTCCATAATTTAGATTCTTTAGCCATAACTTTGACATTAGTTAATATGTATTCAACAACAGTTCTTAATACAGACGTTATTGCCACAATACCCAAACTAAAAATTATAAACTGCCAGCTCATTAATACTTGTAATATATTATCCATGATAATCTCCTGTACTAGATACTAATTAAGTAATATATTAAGCGGCAACTATAGTCAATTTTATTATCACTGTCCATTTGATATTAGAAGCAGCTGAAGACCCAGTATATATATTCAAATTATTTCCAGCAATTGTAATATCTGGTGCTACCCAAGAAGATGCTGCGGCAGTATTTCTAGGATCAGTGCTTGTTAAAACGCCACCAATTATTTTAGGAGCGCTAGCAGTATCTCTTAAATATCCTACACTGTAATTATATTGCGCCGCCGCATCAGTTCCAACAATTTTTCCGATATATTCCACATCTACTTTAGTTGCAGTATTATCTACCAAAAGATAACTTAAAGCCAATGCCGGATTTGGCGCAATAGATGTTGTAACAACTCTTAAAGAATAAACTTGTCCAGATGAATTCCCCCATATATTTGGGTTCAATGAAGATCCTATTACAAAGTTATCTCCATCAGATTGTTTAATCCAAAGCTGACCCTTTTGAGAATATAAAATCGTTCCATTAACAGGAATACCAGTTACAGGTGGAACTTCAGTATCTCTTATATACATTACCATATCACCAGTATCAGCTGGCATGTCAGATGAAGTTAATGATACCGGATTTAATATTGACAATACTTTTTGTCCAGATGGTAAATTAGCTAATTGCAACATTTCAGTCGTATCACCAATTTGTAATGATATTCCACCTAATTTACCACTTCCATCTTTATCTCCTCCTCTCAAAATAAGATTACCACCATTACCATCAGTAAATGTAGATGACTGAGCGGCAACAGTAAAATTACCAGCATTTGATGTTGTATTTGAATCTTGTGTAATTATGGGAATTGCTGATTCTATAAAATTAATAGAATCACAAGATGCTCTTAACACGCCAGCAACACCAGTAATGCCTATTACATTTTGAGATACATTATTACCATTTAAATCTCCAGAAGGATTAAAAATATTAACTGGTGGAGAAGGAGTCCATACAGTACCGTCCCATGTTAATACATCACCAGTAACTGGAATCGAGGCGCTAATAGATTTGCCTTGTATTTTTTTAACACTGATATTGGTAGCAATACCATCAATATCACCAGATATTTGAATTAAACCTTTATTAGATGTTGTTGCATCAGGTATTTCAGGAGCGGCAGTAATGATATTTAATTGTTCAATTGCATTTTGCAAATTTGATACTACTACATTATTGGATAATTCAATAGGATTAGTCAGATCTATTTGCTCTGCTTTATGTCTAAAATTATAACCATCAATATGATTTTGAAAATGAAATCTGTCAGTTACTAATCTACCAACATCTGTTTTATAATTCGGGACTAATGGTGTGGTCATAGGTTTCCTTGTGTTTTATATATGTTTTTATTAACTTAAGGAGGAAGAATTATTTGATGAGTATGACCTAATACTTCCATAACGTTTCCATTTATTATTGGATGGTTATGACCTTGATTTACAGCTGTTGTTTGATTAATTTGTATAACAGAAGTTATCTTTTCATTTATAACAATTTCATGAACATGTGGCGGAATGCCCGGCACAAAACTAACAGTGGTTGACAATTTTGTTGGAAACATAGATGTATTTCTAAAAACTCTAATTTGATAAGCTGGATCAAATTTTCTAATTCTCATTACTCTGAATAATTGACCGCCCTGTTGACCCAAAATAGTATTATTTCTAGTCACAGAAATAACTTCATATCTAAACTCTTCATTATCATCAATATCAAATAGAATTATAACATCTCTAGTTTTGATAGTTGGTACGGTCAGCGTCCATAGATTTAATGGAAACTCTGATTCTAATCCTGCCTCATACATTTTTGTTTGCTCATCTGTAGGAGATGGACGAACCATAATTCTACCGTCTGATTGTCTTGGATTGAAATATTGTTCATAACCAAATACAAACTTGGTACCATAACATAGCGGACATCTATCATCAGGATATTCACTACTAGCCAAATAACAAGAACATGTAATACCTGTTTGAACCCTTCTGATTAATACTGCCGGTCTACCAGTAACAGATAATTCAACTTCTTGTCTTTGATCGTTATGATCTTGTAAATTGAAACCTCTCAAAATATTGTAATTGCCATAACCGTCTATACATCCTA